CTGTTCTGGGTTGCCGGGTTCGTGGTTTCCGGACCGGGTTGCCGGGTCCCTGGTTTCCGGACCGGGTTGCCGGGTCCCTGGTTTCCGGACCGGGTTGCCGGGTCCCTGGTTTCCGGACCGGGTTGCCTGGTTACCCTACCCCGGGGTAAACATACGTTCGCCTATGCCGCCGCCATCACCCATTTTTCCACCCGAAAATATAAAAAGTCACTAAAGAATTATAATTTAATGCTTGACAATTAACTATAAATACACTATACTATAATTGTAAATAACGAAAGGAGGAAGTGAATATGAAAAGAGCTGTAGGATATATACGAGTATCAACAGATGCGCAAGCGAGCGAAGATAGATTTGGCATAGAAGCTCAAAAGGAACAAATCCTGGATTATGCTCGTAGAAACGATTTTGAAATATTGGAATGGTTTATTGATGAAGGCGTAAGCGGTGTAAAAGAAAACCGTCCTGCTTTTGACCGTATTCTATACGGAGATGTGGAAAATCCTCCTGTAGAATATGTGATTGTGGCTAAAAGTGACAGAATAGCACGTGATATAAAATTATATTTTTATTACAAACAGCTACTTTATCAGAAGGATATTAAACTAATTTCCGTATCGGAAGATTTTGGAGAAATGGGTGTTTTTGCGGGTATATTGGAAGCATTTATACTGTTTGTTGCTGAACAGGAGAGGATAAATATTACCCGTAGAACGAGCGCTGGACGGGCTGTAAAAGCAGTAAAAGGTGGTTACGCTGGAGGGCAAGCTCCGTATGGATACAAGGTGGAAAACAAGCAATTAGTAATTGTACCAGAAGAAGCAGAAGCAGTTAGGGATATGTTCAAAATGCACGAAGAGGGGGCCACATTACAGAAAATTGCGGATGAGATGAATCGCAGAGGATTAAAAACTCACAGGGGCGGTATCTTTAGAACTTCTACCATTCAAGTTATACTTGCAAACCGTAAAACATATGAGGGTTATTATAAATACGGACAGAATGATTGGGTGAAAGGTCAGCATGAACCAATTTTGGTAGGTATCATGCCCGAATGAAGAAACCATAAAAGCATGGCATAAATTCATGATTACAATTTTAGAGCGCCTGTGAGCGCCTTTCCAGGAGGGAGGGCGCTTATTTTTATGACAAATTTGGAGATTATTCGGAAATTACGGCAAATCGTTAAAGAAAAACCTTATGAATATCAAGCCGTTGAAGATCTTTTTGAGATGCTTCGGATATACGAATCTGAAAATAAGAAGTTAGTTCATTTATGGAATAGAGAGGTTCGAAAAGTATCAGCACAGCAAGTCAAACTTGCAAAAAGCGATTCTCTAGCTGAAAAATTTTATTTTTTGAATAAAAAATCTTTGCTGTTTGATGCAAAAGACGATTTTGACGCTTATCTGCAATATGTGGAGTTCGATAGAGAACCCGAAAAGAGGTTTTATCTACCTCGGCGGAAGGTTCTTCGGCAACTGGTGGATTTGTTGCAAAAGGTTGAAGACGATGAAATCGATTTGCTGTCCATTTCGATGCCTCCAGGAACGGGGAAATCCACGCTGGGTATATTCTTTTTGACTTGGATTATGGGTAAGTATCCGCACATGGCCAACCTTGCATCGGCTCATTCCGACAAGCTAACACGTTCTTTTTACGAAGGGGTTCTTAATATCATTAGTGATCCCGAATATCTATGGACAGATGTGTTTCCTGGAGTTACTATAGCAAGAACAAATTCAAAAGATGAGATGATTGATTTAGAGAAACCCAAACGGTTTGCAACGCTCACCTGCCGATCGATAGATGGATCTCTAACTGGAGCTACGAGGTGCGAAAAGGTATTATACGCTGATGACTTGGTAAGTGGAATTGAGGAAGCGCTTTCAATTGACCGATTGGATAGTCTCTGGGAGAAGTATACCAACGATTTAAAATCTCGAAAAAAACAAGGATGTAAGGAAATTCATATTGCTACGAGATGGAGTGTGCATGATATTATAGGCCGATTGGAAAGACAGTATGCCGATGATCCGAGAGCAGTATTTTATGTTCTGCCAGCTTTAAATGAGAACGGTGAAAGCAATTTTGATTACGATTATGGTGTAGGATTTGATACAAAATATTTCTTGGATATGAGAGATAGCCTGGATGATGCGTCTTGGAGAGCACTGTTCATGAATGAGCCGATTGAACGTGAAGGGTTACTTTTCCCTGAAGATGAGCTTAATTACTACAATGGAATTCTTCCAGAGGGCGGTTTGGTGGGGAAATATGCAGCTTGTGACGTGGCTTGGGGTGGCGGTGATTATCTTGCAATGCCGATTGCTTATGAATATGAAGACGGAAGTGTGTACATTGTGGATGTAGTATATAACGATAAAGATAAAAATGTTACTCGCCCGATCGTAGTTGGTAAATTGGCATTTCATCTTCCGCATCAAACAGTATTTGAGGCCAATAACGGTGGAGATGAATACTGTGATGCAGTGGATAAAAATTTAAGAGAGCAGGGTATTCGTTTAAATCTTACACATAGAAAAGCGCCATCTAACAAGAGTAAGTTAGCGAGAATCATTCAGGCTGCTCCGGATATTAAGAAATTTATTTTTCTGGATAAAAAACATCGAAGTAAAGAATACGCAGCGTTTATGAAAGAAGTAACTTCATTTGTGCAGACTGGAAAAAACAAGAATGATGATGCTACTGATTCTTTGGCTTTGCTTTCAACCCTAGTTTGGAATGCGAGGTACGGAAAGGTGGAAGTATTTCCTAGACCGTTTTAACACAATATTTTGTATAGTAAATATTGACAAATACTAAATCTTGTGGTATCTTAATGATAAAGTGAAAAATTGGACGTTTTGGTGATTTGTAAGAGCATGATTGCTTGGGAGCTTTGGCTCCAAAAGTGGTCATGCTTTTGTCTGTTTTGGGAGAATTGGCGGTCAATCTTCTAATATAGCTAGTTGTACGGCCGGGCGTAGAAAAACTGCCTATGGGTATATATGGAGGTATGGTAATGTTTGATATTAAAGAAAAGGTTATATATATTTCACATCCTTATGGGGGTCTTAATGAAAATAAGGAAAAGGTTGAGAAATTAATAAAGAGATTGACTAAAAAATATCCTGAATATTGTTTTGTATCTCCAATACACACGTTTGGATTTCTTTATAATGAACTGACTTACGAGGAAGGCATATCACATTGTTTAACCTTATTGGATTTATGTTCGAAAATTTGGATATATGGGAATAGCAAAGGTGTTAGGATCGAAAGAAATTATGCTCAAAGGTATAAAATACCAATCATAGAGAGGGGAGATTATGACGAGTAGGGTATTGTTTGGTAGAGAGGTAATATATTCTCCAGTAACGGAAATTACAAGGGATAACCTGCTTGATGTTTTGCGGGAAGCTTTATCCATTCACGAAAAAAACAGGGGAGAAATAGATTATTTATATAACTATTATCGAGGAAGGCAACCGATTTTAGATAGAGTGAAAAAGATTCGACCTGAAATTTGTAATAAGATTGTTGAAAATCATGCGCATGAGATTGTTGATTTTAAGAAAGGTTATCTTTTTGGCGAGCCGATTCAATATATAAGGCGTAAGGAAAGTATTGCAGAGAATAAAATAACCAAGCTCAATGAATATATGTTTATGGTTGATAAAGCTCAGAAAGATAAAGAATTGGCAGAATGGTTTTACATTGCTGGGACAGCATATCGAATGGTGTTACCTAGTAAAGAAGGAGATGTACCCTTTGAAATTGACACATTAGATCCTCGTGCAACCTTTGTAGTTTATAACAATGGTTTCGGTAAGAAGCCATTAATGGGAGTTACATGCGTACAACAACCCGACGAAAAGGTGTTATATTGTATATATACTCCTACTACGTATTTTGAAGTATTGCAGGATGAACCCGAAAATCAAATTGTAAAAGAAGAACCCCACGCATTGGGCTATATACCAATAATTGAATATCCGGCAAATAGCGCTCGGTTAGGTGCTTTTGAGGTAGTTCTTCCTTTACTCAATGCACTCAATAAAATTATTTCAAATCGTTTGGACGATATTGAGCAATTTATTCAGTCTTTTATCAAATTCGTTAATTGTGATATAGATGAGTCAACATTCCTCGCTTTAAAAGAATTGGGTGCTTTGAAGGTTAAAAGTAGCTCTGCCGATCCAGCAGATGTGGATATAATATCTCAACAATTGGATCAAGGACAAACGCAAACTGTTAAGGATGATATTTACAGAACGATTCTTATCATATGTGGTATGCCAGATAGGCGTCAAAATGCAAAGTCTACTAGTGATACAGGATCAGCAGTGCTTTATCGAGACGGTTGGACGGCAGCGGAAGCAAGAGCTAGGGACACAGAGTTAATGTTTAAGAGTTCAGAAAAGCAATTTTTAAGACTGGTATTGAGGATTCTTAAAGATTCAAAAGGTATTGATATAGGACTTGACGAGATAGATATTAAATTTACCAGAAACAGGACAGATAATTTACTGGTTAAAACCCAGGGGTTACAAAATATGCTTGAAGCTGGTATCCATCCGCAGATTGCAATTGCTACTTGTGGACTGTTTAGTGATCCTGAGCAAGTGTATTTGGATTCTCAAGAATATCTTGAGAAGTGGAAAACAGCCGAAGCTACAGTAACGCCTGGAAATAATAAACCGAATCCTGAAACGGAGGAAGATGTTACATGAATATACCATATAGTGTTAGAATAGGTGGAGTCGATTATAAAATTAAATACGTTCCTCATCTTAACGATGGAGAACAGATAATGTATAGTCAAATAATTTATGGCCAATCTTTAATACAGATTAATCCAGATAATCAAGATTATCAGCATCAGTGTATAGCCTTATGGCACGAAATTCTTCACGCCATTTTGGAACATGCTCATGTACAGATTGATGATGCAGAATTGGTAGTTGATGTTTTGGCTAAGGGTATTTATCAGGTGTTACAGGACAATTCTCATAAGTTCTTCGATATTGAGGACGGTGATGCCTTTGAGAGAAGTTAGGTGCTTGACTTGTAATAAACTTCTTGGTAAAATTAAAGGAGAAGCAGAAATCGAAATAAAATGTCCTCGTTGCGGGACTGTGAATGTTATGAAAATAGTAGAGTGCCACCAGA